GTCGTCTTCAAAGTGTCCTTGGCATTGGCCGTGTAAGTCAGCTCGGTCACCTCGAACATGTCGAAGATGCCTTCCGGCGGCACCTCGACATAATGCGTGTTGCCGATGTCCCAGGGCTGACCGGATGGTGTCTGGACGTGAAACACCTCGATGGTGATCTTCTTGGATTCTGCGCCCTTCTTGTTCATCTCGTACCGGCCGCGGCGCTCCAGCGCCTCATCGGTTGCATCGCCATTGTGCTGGATGATCAGCGGCGCAAAATCCTTGACCAGGCTGGTGTCCTTGATCTGCTTGAAGGTCTTGAGCAGCGCCTCCTCGCCCCATTTTTTCTTCTCGCTGCGCTGACCCTTGACCTTGACTTCGCTCTTGGCGTCCTCCTCGTTCTGCTCTGCCGAAAACGTCAGGATGTTCTGCCCCAGAATAAGAGGATCCCCGCCGCCGCCATCAGCAGAACCAACACCGTCAGTAACTCGCAGCTTTCCATCTCTCGTTTCATACATGAAGTAGGCGTTCTCGATCGCGATCCGATGCAGCTCGTCGACCACGCGCCCGCCATCACGAAGCCTGATCTTGTCGAGCTTGATCTCCTTGGCCTTCCATTCCAGCTGCTGCTTGAACGGCTCGATCAGCTTCTCGGTGATCTTCTTGGTGGTCGGCTTCAATTCGTTCGTGGTCGGATGTTGATGGCTGCTATCGATCAGCCGCTTGGTCTTGCCGCGTGCGCTGAGCTTGATGGTGTACTCGTTTGGCCCGATATTGACCGACATCGAGGTGTCGCCTTTGGTCTCCTGGTTCTCGGTATCGGTGCCGCCTTCCGGATCCTTGCCCTTCTTGGCGCCGGTACCCTGGCGCTTGTCGACCGTGCCGGTGAACGCGAGCTGTCCGGCGATGTAGCACTGGATCTCGGCGCCGGCCTTGGCGCTGCGCGCGATCGGCGCCGACGGCATGGCGCCGGCAAAGACGGTGACGTCGAGCGACCCGGTCATCTCCGACTTGCTGCGCTTCAGGGTCATCTCGGTCCAGGTCGTCAACTCCTGGCCTCCGACCAGAATAACAACTGGCTTCATGTCGGCGCGACACCGATCACAAGCGGGTTAAAGCGACCGTTGGCGTCGATTTTGTTGCGCGTTTCCAACTCGCGGTGCCGGGTTGCGTCATTGTAGATCGTGTAGGCCGCGACCAGCGGGTGCACGCCGCCAGCAAAATCGACTGCCACCAGCCCTGGCAGGCGGTAGGCGAGATCGTTCATCATCTGGGCGAACTGGGTGGCGTAGTTGCGCAACTCCAGGAACAGCGCGTTGTCACAGACGTTGTAAGCCGCCTGCGCCTCGTCGGCGAGCACTGCCAGGACAGCGTCCATTGATAGCAGTGCCTCATCGACGTAGGCGTAGGTTCGTGACATTGCCGCCTCGGCCATCCCAATAGCCGCCAGGACACGATGGCGGCTAAGCACCGCCTCCTCGCTTTCTGTGGCAGCCCCGGAAGGAAGATCTGAGGAGGCGGTCGCGGCATTGGCCAGTCGCCGCATGATTTTGAATTCGGTGTCGGGGTCGCTGACGTGCGCCGGGATGACGTTAAAGCCATTGCTTAGAGCGGCGTCGACCCTGGGCGCCAGCGACGCCAGGCCGTCATCGGTCGCCACCTCTTCCATTCGCAGCACGTCACGACGCTCCGATAGCGGCGCGTCCGGCGGCAATACCTGCTTGGTGATATCGGTCGTGAGCTGAACCAGGCGTTGCGTGGTGTTGACGACGTCGGCGCTCCAGGGCTGGCTGACCGACGCCGGCCGATAGTCGCGCAGGAAGCTGTCACGCGAGGTTGCATTCAGCGTCGACGAAATCATGCCGAACAGGATGCCGCCAAGCCCGGTGCCAACCGGATTGGCCTCGACGAACTCCATCTCGGCCGTGGATTGCCCCTGATCCTCCTCCAGCTTGTCCGAAACCTTGACGCTGCGACAGGCTACCAGATGCGTGCCGCGCGTCGGGTGCACCAGCATGCCCGGCTGTGGGCTCTCGCAAGCCGCGAACAGCGCACTGGCGTCCGTGACGTGATCGTCGTCGCGGAAATACGCGGTGAGATGAAACACCCGGATCTTGCGGCCGAGATCGGCGTAGGCAGTGTCCTCGCCAAACGGGAATTCGCCTTCGGCACCACGTCGGCCGCCCTCGATGTCGGCCTCAGTGCAGTAGAACTGCACGCCCTTGAACGAGGCCGGGACGACGTCCTTGCCGATCGCGCAGTTGGTGCGAGACATTACTTGTTACCGTTGGCGTGGTTGATGTTGCCCTTATCGCCACCGCCACCAGTAACGTTGGCGTTGACGTTGACATTGATGTTGGCAACCGCGGCCTGGATCGCTGCCGCGGCGGCATTTCCGATGGTGGCACCGATGCCTGGCGCTGCACCCTGTAAGGCAGATGCCGCCACTTGACCGCTGCTACCAATCTGCTGTGCACCCGTAGCGAAGACCGTCGAGAATGATGAACTGGTCTCGGACAGGCTGCCGATCGCCGATGTGAACGAACTGGTTGACGTCATCAGCGTGTTGGCAGCGTTCTGGATTTCTCCCGTATCAGCCTTGTCGGTTGGCTTCTCGCCGGGCAGCGGTGCCGGGAACGGCTTTGCTTCCCGCGTCTCGCGCTCGCGCCGCTCGGCATCAATAGCCCATTGCGGTTTCTCCGGCGCCTTCTGCATGTCCCGGATCAGTTGCGCCGCATTGTCCAGCCATTCCGGCTTTGACGGCACCGCAATCGCCGGCTGCTTGCCCAACGCCGTCTCGATCGCCGCCTGCTGCGCGGCCTTCTTCTCCTTCAAGCGCGCGATTTCCCGGCGGTACTCTTCCTCTTTCTTCTTATTGTTGATCGATGCCAGGGCGCGTTCCGCCATACTGAGCTGACGATCTGTCTGGGCGAGATCGATTTTTGCCTGCTGCAGCTCACGCATCTGCTGAATTTGTTGTTGCTTATCCGCATCAGGCTCCGGGTAGGTGTACGCGCCGTAAGCGAGTGCCGCTCCTGCGGCAATAGGACCAGCAAAGCGCCCTCCTACGGTCGCCGCCGTCGTGACGATCGGAATGCCGTAGCGAACCAACTTGTCCACGACACCCTTGCCGGACTCGACCGCCTTTCGCTGCCAGCCACCACCCTTCTTTGGATCAGTAGGCTTGCCGCCACCGGGTTTATCCGGCGCACCGCCCGGCATATCCGGAATGACGCCCTTGCCACCCAGCGCAACGGCAGCTGCCGTCAAGGCCGCCGCGGATCCGTCCAGCGCCAGCGCCGCACCACCCAGTGCCGCCGTCGCCGGGTCCTTACTCATCGATGCCATCAGCCCGGTAACCAGAGCGCCACTGGCCGCGAGCACGCCGGCTTTTACCATCGCTTCGCCGGTATCAACCTTGCCGGTGTCGACATCGACCGCGAGCTGCGACATCTCGTCAGACATCTTGCTCATGCCCTTGGTCAAGGTCGGCGCCATGGTCATGACGGCCTCGCCCATCACGCCCTGGAATTGGTTCTGCAGTCCCTGGGTGGTCGCGCGGATCGACTTTGATGTCAGCTCGCGCATCGTCGCCGTGTCGCCCTTGCGCGCCTCAGCCTCCCTGAGGGCGTCCTGTTGCTCCTTGCTCCGGTAGGCGAACGAGCCAAACGCTTCCTGCGCAGTGCGCTCGCCCAGCCATTTGCGCGAGAACTCCTTGATGATTTCCGGATCGGTAGCCGCTGCCTGCGCCGCCGCCTCCTTTTGCGCCTTCGTGCCTTTGGTCCGATTACGAACCTCGTCCATCATCCTGGGCACAGCCTCTTGCGCGATCCAGGCCGGCAGATCGGTATCGAGCAAATGCTGGTTGACCGCCTTCAATCCCTTGGTGCGCGTCCTGGTCCGGCCGCGCTTATCGACATAGGTCTCCTTGTCTTCAATCAGCAGTCCCGATGCGATCTGCGCTGCTTTATTGGTCTTGGTCAGACCCTGACCGGAGAATTGCTTGACGGCCTGGTTATAGCCGACCGCCGCACGGGTGCCGATTTCCTCGCCCAGCATCAGCACCGCGCCGAAGCCCTTATCGCTGATCGCGTATTTCGACGACGCCAGGTACTTGCTGATGCTGCGAACGAAGCTGCCGGTGAACTCTTCACCGATCGACGGCGCCAGCTTGTTCAGGAATTCAAACGACTTGGTTGCCTTCTCCTGATCGAACTCGCCGGTCACCTTGTTGGTCAGGCGACCCATCGCTTCCAGGGCCTTGCCGTAATTGACAGCATCCTGCTGGGCATCGTTGAACGTGCGGCCCTGCGCCACCGCCAGCCGGGTCAACTCCTCCATCTGGCCGGTCAGGAATTTGGCAGAGGCAAGATCGCGGGTGACGCCGTAAGCTTCGCTGAACGCCTTGGTACGCTGGCCTAGATTGTAGAACGCGCCACCCTGCAGCCCGCCTTTCTCTACCGGAAGACCTTTTTGCAGCTGCTGCTGCCGGATCATTGACTGCGCCTGGGCCTCCGCCCCCGGATAGATGGTGCGGTCAAGCTGTTTCAGTCGCAGCGAAGTGTCGCCGATATCGGAATCGTTGACGCCCTTCTTGGTAGCATCGACGATGGCACGGCCGAGCGCGTAGGTGAACGAATGCAGCGACGAAGCGCTGAGATTAACGGTACCCGCCGCCGCCCCGCGCGCCAGGCCAGCGGCGCCCCGCTGCACGGTGGCAGCTACCCTGGCCGTGATTGGCCGCTGCGCCTGGGACCGCAGCCTGTTGATCTGGCCCTGTGCCGCCGACAATCCCGTCACCTTGAACGGGATCGAGCCGCCAGCTTTCAGGCCTTTGACATCACGCGCGAGGGTCTTGACCATCGCGTTGGCCTGCGCGAGCCCCTTGGTCTTGATGTCGATGCTGGCCGACGCACTTTTGAGCTGGCCGGCCGTCTTGAACAGCGCTTTCAGCGCCCGGTTGATTGCCTTGATCTGGGCGCTGGACTCATCAACGACCTTTAGGGTGGCGGTTTCGGTGAAACTCGCCATCAGCGCGGCTTCCCACCAGCCAACAGGATGCGGTTACGCGTTTCCTGCTTGTGCACCTTGTTGAAGTTTCCAATGCGCAAGGTGAGCTGTCCTATTGTGAGCGGTCGCAGGTCGCCGGCCGACGCCGAATAGTAGCGATACTCTTCGACGTGCTCGGCTACTCGTCCGGCGACTCTAGAAAACGCGGCAGCACATCACGCGAAATGACAACGCCGTCGGCCACCGTGATCAGGCTGATGGCCCATGATGGCAACAAGGTCAGGCTCGATCCCAACGGTTTGGCAACCGTCTCGATCAGCTTTGCAGTCTGCTGCACCGTGCTGTCAGCCGCCAGCACGTCCTCGATATCGCCATAGGTCTTGGCGTGGAATTCCAGCTCGGTGATCGGCGGCTTGCCGGCTCCCATCGGAATCGGCGTACCGAGTTCGTAAGTAATTGCCTTGTCGATGCCGTCACCATCCCGAATGATCTTGCCGCCCTTGCCTTCGTTCTCATCGAGTTTGGCCGAGATCTTCCGAACATCCGGAATCGGCATCTTGAGCACGTCTTCCATCGACATCGGCACCACCGTGCCATTGATGTAATAGGCGACCTGCCTTGTCATCCGGATCCGCCGCATTCGCGCGTCGAAGGCCTGCGGCTCCTTCATGCTTTGCGCTTCGACAATACAATCAGCAAACGACTTGAAAGTCAGCGGCCGAATGACCGCACCATCGATCAGATTATCGCCAAGCTGGAATTTGATCGGAATTTTTTCCAGCTTGGCTCCATTGAGTTGCTGATCAGCCATATTTTACTCCTACGCCGCGACGGCGAAGGTCGGCGTCACCGGATTCTCGGTCGACTCTAGCGTACCCTGCGGCAGCATTTCGTCGATTTCCTTGAACGACACAGTCAACGCGACTTCGTGGGTGTCGGATTTCTCATCACCCGTGCCGGTGCCCTTCACTGCTGACATCACCAGGCCATTGTAATATTCGACCTGCAGATTGACGTCACTACAGCCTTGGTACATCGCCAGCGGAATTCGAATGTCCCGGATGACGTTAATCTCAACCTCCGGATTGGTTGGTACCCGTTTGACGTAGCCGTGCGGCAGCGCCTCGTTGTTGTACGGACAGAGCCGCCAGGTCGGTAGCGCATCGGTTGCGAGCTTGTGCGCAATCGGCCCGTAGACGGCATCGGTGTCGCAGTCCTTGAATGTAAGCAGGATGTTTTTCACACCGACTTGATTCTCACAGGTCATGTCAGACTACTCCTTTCTGTCGCCTGCGCGGTCTAGCCGGCGGGGTTGGGGTTGGTCCGCTCGGCGGGTTGCTCCGGCAGCGGCGGCTTCGGATCTTCCTTTGGATCCTGCTTTGGATCTTCCTGCGGCTTGTCCTTGTTGGGCTCGTCCGCG